AGTGCATGGTCGCAGCAGCCGCAGAACACTTTCCCGCGTAGAGGGTAATCATGCTGCTTTTTGTTTGGGATAGAAAAGCGGCGTATGCCGGCTTTTGCCTGCTCGAATAACTCTTTGCTGACAATCGCCGGATGGTGATCCGGTATCTTGTACCATTCGCTTTCATCTTTCAGCCTTATGCGGTGCCCGCCGATCTCGGTAACAGCCCGCTTGCCTATGACATAGGTGCCGATATAGCGTTCATCCTCCAACATACGCAGGACGGTTGAACTGCTCCATGTTCCATGCGTCCGCGATACATCATAGAAGCTCTGTCCCTTGCTCTTGCGGTATTCTCCAGGTGTGGGGATATTCCGCCGGAACAACTTCCTGGTAATCTCCGCCGCTGTGGTTCCCTCGGCAGCCCACCGAAAGATCAGGCGGACAATTTCAGCCACATTCTCGTCAATCTCCATACGTCCATCCGCGCTTTTCCGGTACCCATAGGGGCAAATCTTGCTCTGGTACTCGCCGCGCTGCATTTTTGCGTATTTGGCGGTTTTCGTCTTGACCGACATATCCCGGCTGTAGCACTCACTGATAAGATACTTAAAGGCCACATCAATGCCCCCGGTATCTCCCTTGAAATTGATGGTGTCAAAATCATCACTGACAGAGATAAACCGCGTATGGTACAGGGGAAATACCCGCTCAATGAAATATCCGGTCTCAATGCTGTTACGGCCAAAGCGGGAAAGGTCTTTCACCATGATACAGTCGATCTTTCCGGCCTGAACCATTTCCAAAAGCTCCTGAACGGCAGGACGCTCAAAATTTGCGCCGCTGTGCCCGTTGTCTACAAACTCCAAAACCTCGGCCCGGTCCCATTCCGCCAGCGACATGGCGTGTTCCCGCAGGATCGCCCGCTGGTTGGGAATACTCATGCTTTCGGTTTTTGTGTCCTCCAAAGAAAGACGGATATAAAATGCGATTACAAATTTCTGCATTGTTCCACCGCCTTTCCATATTCCTCAAATTCACTCTTGAAGCGGAAGCTCACACGGATTTCCTTGTCATGGGTAATCTCGATCCTCTCAATCAGCCTGTCAATCAGGGCAGCGGTCAGGGTATGATCTTTTTCCAGGACTTTTGCATCCTGTTCCAGCTCCTTATATTTGGCAAGCTGAGCGTCCATGACGGCAAGCCCGTTTTCCAAAGTGCTGATCTCGTCAGAGAGTTTGGCAATGGCTGCTTCATAATCCTTTTTCATGGTGAAGTATTCTTCACTGGTAAGCACTTTCTGCACGAAGTTCTCATAAAGACCACGGACAAAACGGCGGTTCCTATCAATTTCCTGCTTCTTTGCGGAAATGCCCGCTTTCAGATCATCACGCTCTTTCTTCCGTTTTACCTCTGCCTCTAAGACAAAGGAATAATTACCTAAAGCAACCGTCAATTCCTGCTGCAATATGGCAACAACAGCATCGAGCAGATCCTTTTCGGTGACGGAAACACCCAGGCACCCGTTCTTGTCTACACGGCTTTTGGTGAGACAATGGAACAGGTAAACATCCGACCCTTTCTTCCGCTTATTGCGCTGCCGATGGAGGCTGCCGCCACAGTGGGCGCAGAACACTTTCCCCTTAAAGATGTTCGGGGTATAAGGGTCAACCTCATGTGCCTTGCTTTCTTCGCACACCTGCCTGCGGTATGCCTTTACTGCCTCAAAAACTTCATGGCTGATAATGGCCTCATGGGTATTGGTGGCGATAATCAGGTTATCCTCGTCTGCCTGTACCTGCTGGTGGTCCACAATTTTTGTCTTGCCCTGCACCAGATCACCGGTATAAACTTCACTGTCCAGTATCTTTGCAACCGTGCGGGTCTGCCATTTGCCGGAGCCGACCAGGTTTTCATGGGTGATCTCGCCCGTGGCACGTTTCCGGTGGCTGGGCGTCTGTATGCCCTGTTCGTTCAGCCTGCGGGCAATATCATTCAGCCCTACATGCTCATAAGCCCACTGGAAAATCTGAAATACAACCTCGGCGGCCTCCGGGTCAATGAGCAGTTTATGGCAGTTCTCCGGGTCTTTCCGGTAGCCATAAGGGGCCCGTGCGCCAATGTATTCACCGTCTTTCATGGCCTGCCTTGCCTGGGCTTTGATCTTGCGCCCAATGTCCAGCGCATAGGCTTCATTTATCATGTTTTTCAGGGGCAGCATAATACCGCCGTGAAGGTTGCTGGCATCCGCTGTGTCAAACTGGTCTGTTAGGGCGATAAAGCGTATCTGATGCGCCCGGAAATACTGCTCGATATAGTAGCCGGTATCAATGGAATTGCGTCCCAGCCGGGACAAATCCTTTACGATCACACAGTCGATCAGCCCGGCCTCAATATCAGAAAGCATCTGCTGGAAACCCGGACGGTGGAAATTGGTGCCTGTAGCGCCGTTGTCCACATAGGTGTTGTAAACAACAAATTCCGGCCTTCCTGCCAGAAAGTTTTCCAGCACCAGCTTTTGGTTCTCAATGGAATGTCCGCGCTTTTTGTTATCCTCCACGGACAGCCGGATATAAAGGGCGGTGCGGATATAGAGGGAAGTATCGCACACCGGCGTTGCCGTC